GGTCTTGTTAAGTCTTATCTAATTAACAAAATCAATCTAGGTTTATGATGTTATTCAATCACGTAAGTGAACTAGATCCAATAGAAATGGTTGCCGAAATGGTAGAAGGTAAAAGAATGTACCGAACACCTGAGGGATACAAGTTTCCATCTGTCACTACTGTGATTAGTAATAATGCTGCAAAGAAAGCAAACATTGCACGTTGGCGAAAGAGAGTAGGAGAGGAAAAAGCAAACGCTAAAACCACTCGTGCTACAGGGAGAGGTACAAAGTATCACTCTATCGCTGAAGATTATTTTAATAACAATTTAGACTTAAAAAAATATAATAAGTATCCACTTCCTGTCCTGATGTTTCATCATTCTAGGGATACTTTAGACCGTATAAATAATATTTACTTACAGGAAGCCGCCCTCTATTCAAAGCATTTAGAATTGGCAGGGCGAGTAGATTGTATCGCTGAGTTCGATGGTGTGTTGTCTATTATTGATTTCAAAACAGCACAAGAACCTAAGCGTGAGCAATACTTATACGACTATTTTGTACAGGAAACAGCATACGCATGTATGCTTCAAGAAATTTACGGGTTGACAGTAAAACAACTCGTAACAATCGTTGCTTGTGAGAATGGGGAAACTCAAGTTGTCGTGCATCCTCCTAAGAAAGAATACTTTATCAGGTTGATGAGTTACATCGACGAATACCAACAACGATATGGACAAAAAACAATTATTAGAGGATAAATTTATGACCGCTGCGAAGTTCTCGCAGGAAGTGGAGAAGATTGCATTACACAATCCAGAAATGAATTACATTGATTCGGTGATCCACTATTGTGAAGTGAATGAGATTGAACTAGATAGTGTTAACAAACTTATCAGTAAACCTCTCAAAGAAAAGTTACGTCATGAAGCACAACAATTAAACTTCATGAAAAAAACCAGTCGTGCCAAACTAATGCTAGTATGAGTTTCTTTAAATCTGATATCGTTAAAGGTGACATCCAAGAGATGTTAGAATTACAGCAGTTCTGTTTTAGATCTGCTATGAATTTTATTCTATTAGATGCTGGTAGAAAATTAGAATACTTTGAAGCTCTAGAGAAACTAATAGATAAACAGAAAGTTTTTTATGCTCGTGCTAAACTGAGCGATGACCCTGAGGCAAAGTCTGTAGTTGAAACTATGAGACAAGGTGTTATAATGTTAGGTGCTACTCCTAACACTACTATAGAAGAAATGTTTGATGAATTAGTAGAGAAAGTAGCAAAGATGAAGAAGCAAGTAGAAGAAGAGAGTTAAATATAAACCTAGGCATCACATTTATGAGTGTAAGACCTAGAAACAAACCAAATCCAAATTAATCCGAGGTAATCCTATGTCATTCGCAGATTTAAAGCGTAAATCCCAGAACAATTTCTCTTTCTTACAAAAAGAATTAGAGAAAACATCGAGCGGTAAAAACGTTGATGATAGGTTCTGGAAACCAGAGGTTGACGCTTCTGGAAATGGTTACGCAGTAATCCGTTTCCTCCCTGCTCCCGATGGTGAAAGCATCCCGTGGGCAAAACTATACTCCCATGCCTTCCAAGGTATTGGTGGTTGGTACATCGAAAATTCTCTAACCACTCTTGGTGAGAAGGATCCTGTTGGTGAAGTTAACCGTCGTCTCTGGAATAGCGGTAACGAAGAAGACAAAGAGACTGCTCGTAAGCAAAAGCGTAAGCTTCAATACTACAGCAACATCTATGTCGTCAAAGATCCTAAGCACCCTGAGAATGAGGGAAAAGTATTCTTGTATAAGTATGGTAAGAAAATCCATGACAAGATACTAGCAGCAATGCAACCTGAGTTCCAAGATGAAACACCAATCAATGTGTTTGATCTATGGGAAGGTGCTAACTTTAAGTTAAAGATAAAAAAAGTTGCAGGTTACTGGAACTATGACAGCTCTGAGTTTGATAGTGTTTCTGCTCTTAGTGCAGACGATGATGAACTTGAAACAATCTGGAAATCAGAACACTCATTAGAAGCGTTCACTTCTAGAGAACAGTTCAAGTCATACGATGATCTTGAGCGTCGTTTGAATATGGTGCTTGGAATAGGTCAAAGACCAACAACACCTACAGTAGATGATGAAGAGTATGAAGTTGTTGCACCACCAGCACCAGTTGCTGCAGCACCAACTCCTGTAAAAGAAGAAGCAATCGTTGAAGATGACGATGCACTCTCATACTTTGCCAGACTTGCAGAAGAGTAAATCCAAATTTGCAAACTGAATTCTATAATACCCAGAAAAATTTTCTGGGTATTTTTTTGTCAAAAAAGTCAACCAGTTTTCTTAAGTGTTTGACTAATATAATTGTCGTCTTTTTTATAAAGGTTTTGTTTTTTAAAATCTTTTACAAAAGGTTCTAAGAAACGAGATTTAAGAAGATATATTTCTCTTTTCTTTTCATTTTCTTCTTGATAATATTCAGCAACGGTAATGGGACTTGCAATTTCATTGCCGTTTTTTATTTGAACACTACCACCTATGTTCAATTTATGTGTGCTATCATAGAACGTTTTGTCTACATGTAACCCTGCTTGATAGTGTCCTATAGTTTCTTTAATTTTATAGTGAGATATCTCAGAGTATGGATCATCAAATTCTTCTTCGACAATCCTATAAATTTCATAGTTGGTACGTGGCCAGTCATACTGTGCGTTAACCATATTGTTAGTCAATAGTATCACCCAGTCATAGAACTGATTACCATAAAATTTTTCTGCTAACGTCTCTGGTCTCTCACCGTCTTTAATAGTATACTTTTTAAAAAATACAGCATACTGAAAGATATCATCATTTATTTTGTATCTACGAAAGAAATTCTTCGCGACTACAAAATCTGATTCTGAGAAAGGATAACTAATAGGTTTCTCATCATACTCAATATCAGGAACAATATTAAAAAACATTATCTTAAACCTCCTACTCCATGTGCATCTACTTCGTCTGCAAATACAATCTTTGTCTCTTGGAAGTTAAGTGACATTTGTATCGCTACTGGTTGACCGCCTTCGTAAGTTGAATATACACCGTCAGGAGTATAGTTAACATCCACTTGAGTGAGAGCACACATCTTATATCTTGGTAAGAATGGGTGTTCATTTTCACCAGACATAAAACTTACCCTTACTAATTTTGGTGCACCAATAAAGTTTCTTTTAATTGAACTGTCATTTCCAAAAATTTTATCTGGAACTCTACTTGGCAAAGATGCTTTCTTAAAATGTGCTACGATAGAATTAACCGCACCTGCTTCTTTTTCATCTCTAGGAACTAATTTAAAATTAAGTACAAAGTTTCTCATATCAACTCCACTAAACAATAGTTCAGTATTAGGATTTAGAATAGCACCAGAGATTGCACCAAATATTTCATCATTACTAAGTTGATCACCACCAGTTTGTTTAATAAATGTACTAATTGCCTGAGCACCTGCTATGTATGATACATTTCCAATAGCACCAGCTAGTGCATCACCAGATCTTTTTAGTTTATCAAATCCATCAGCACCTGCTGCTGACAATACACCAGAGGCAAAGTTAGTCAGGTTCTTTCCTCCCCATTGTGCTCTGAAACCAGTTGAAATATCTTCTGGCATGTAAAGAACAATGTTGTTATAACCTGTTGCCTTCTGAGCATCAGCATACATTCCCTCATCATTATAATCTCTTATGTTGATTACGCCAGGATCAGATTTTTTTGTCGCTTTACCATAGTTTGCTTCGCTTCCAGAATCTTGAATTATTTTATTAGCTTGATCCTTTGTTAATTTGTTTCCAGTGTTAGCATACTTACCTTTAAATGATGCGTTCTTAAATGGTGGTTTATAATTATAAAATTGAAACAAAACATAATCAGTATCATCAGTTATGTCAGGACTGCATGGATATCTTAAAGTCTGAGAGGATGGACTGATACCTGTAACAGCAGGAATTGGTTTTAAAGAAAGTTCTACAACTTGATCAACCTGCTCATCATACTGTTTTTGAAAAGCTTCTATATTTTTCTGTTTTTGTATCTCTTTTTCTGTTTTGTTTTTAACACCACTACCTGGTTGATTTGGTTTACTACTCATTACGTTACCATCTCCCTAGATTGTTTTGTACCGTACCCTCGAACAACTCTCTGTCCTCTAATTTTATCGTAGAAAACTTCATTTGTATCTTCCCAGACGGTTTCTTTATCAATAGGAAAGATCATTCCATTCATATCTCGTACATAATCTTCAGTAGGTAGTAGAATAGCAGTATCCCACTCCGTCAAGGCAAGATCGAGGTATAAACCTTCCACATGTGCGCTTAGGTATTTATGGAAGCACTTCTTAGGTAAGTCAATTCGACCTTGAATTAATTTTCTTACTGCTTGAAGTCTTTTCTTTGGTGTCAGGTAATGCAAGTTAGCA